ATGAAAGTTAGGAACATGGCGCAGGCGGCGCATGAAGCTGCGGCGGTTTCCGATTCCGATTGGCTGGACCTGATGGTGAAAAATCTGAAAGACGAATTGCAGCGCCAACTGGCGCGGGTGCGCGACGCCGTGGATGGCGAGAATAACGCCAGGTCGCGGGCAGCCGATGCCCGCACCCTGGCGGTGCTGGGAAACACGCTGGAAAAACTGGGGCGACTGGAACAGCAGCGTGCCCAGGTCCGGGAAACCAAGGTCCGCAAGCATGAACAGGACGCGCGGGCGGCGCTGGAGTGCGACTGGATAAACTCGTTGACGGCGCAGCAGCGGCAGGACCTGCTCGCAAGCCTTAGCGACGAAGATGCCGCGTTGCTGGATCACTGGGACTTCTGGGCGCGGGATTCGCAGTTGCCGCCGGATGGTGACTGGCGCATCTGGCTGTTCCTGGGCGGGCGCGGCGCGGGAAAAACCCGCGCGGGCGCCGAATGGATCGCATCGCAGGTGCGCGAAGGGGCGGCGCGGCGCATCGGTCTCATTGGTGCTACGGATCGTGATGTACGACAGGTGATGGTGGAAGGTGAATCCGGCCTGCTGGCGGTGGTGGAGGGGCTGGATTTCCAGCCCTCCAACAATTTGCTGCGCTGGGCATGCGGTGCGGAGGCGCGGCTGCTGTCGGCGGCGGAACCGGATTCTTTTCGTGGTTATCAATTCGACTGCCTGTGGGGTGACGAATTCGCGAAGTGGCGCGACCCGCAGGCGGCTCTGGACATGGCGTTGATGGCGCTGCGGCTGGGGAATAATCCGCGCGCGCTGCTGACCACGACGCCGCGCAATATCCCGGCGCTGAAGGCACTGCTGGCGCAACCCGGCGTGGCGGTGACACGCAGCGGCACGCAGGAGAATGCGGCCAATCTGGCGGATGGCTTCGTGGACTATCTGCAGGCCCGCTATGGCGGCACGCGGCTGGGTCGGCAGGAACTGGACGGCGAACTGATCGAGGACAATGACCGCGCCCTGTGGAAGCGCGGCTGGATTGAAAGCGCGCGGGTGCGTGACGCCCCGGTGCTGGAGCGCATCGTGGTGGCGCTCGATCCGCCTGTTGGCATGCATGGCGATGACTGCGGCCTGGTGATTGCAGGCCGTTGTGGCGATCAGGGCTATGTGCTGGCCGACCGTTCGGCCGGTGGCCTGTCACCCGCCGCCTGGGCGATGCGCGCGGCGCAGGCCTATGAGGAATTCGAGGCCGACGCGATCATCGCCGAGGCCAACCAGGGCGGCGAGATGGTGCGCGCCGTGCTGGCGCAGGCGGGTGCAAACCTTCCGGTGCGGCTGGTGCATGCGACGCGCGGCAAGACCGTGCGGGCGCAACCTGCTGCCACTTTATACGAGCGCGGTCGCATCCATCATGTCGGGGCGCTGCCGGAACTGGAGGACCAGATGTGCCAGTATGACGGCACGCAGGGCAGCCCCGATCGCATGGATGCGCTGGTCTGGGCGCTGGCCGACCTGTTTGAAACCGCGCCGCGCAAGCCGCGCGTGCGGACGATTTAAGTGGGCTTCATGTAGCCGGGCGCGGCATAGGCCGCCATCTCGGCAAACAATGCCGAAAGCTTGACGAGATCCTCGCGCTGGAATTCCAGCGGCAGTTCGGCGCCGTTTTCCAGCACCACCATCAGGCCGGGATTGCCATTGTCGCGCAGTTGCGTGCGCACGCCCGCCACCGTGACGGGCTGCACCGGCGGGTGCTGTTCCGGCGGCAGGGTGGAGAGCACTTCGCCCAGATAGGCGGATGCGGCGGCGATGGTCAGGCCGGCGCAATGGGCCGAAAGCTCGATCGCGTATTTCTTCTGGTCGGTGCCCAGGAACAGCAGGCGCACGGCGCTGGCCACCGGGTCGGCCTTGGCCTGCAGCACATACTCGAACCGGGGGGCGATCATTGTGGCGGCCATGGGCGATTCCCTTCTGTGTCCAAAGGTTAGCCCAGAACACCCTGTCAAGGAATGAACCGCATGTTCGAATTCTTCAGCCGCCGCCGGGCGCCGGAACGCAAGTCCGCGCCCATGATTGCCTTGAGTCTCGGCTCCGAGGCCCGCTGGGGTGCGCGCGATGCCCATGGCCTGGCGCGCATGGGGGTGATGCAGAACGCCATCGCCTATGCCTGTGTGCGCAAGATCGCGGCGGCGGCGGCCTCGGTGCCCTGGCTGCTCTATGACGGCGACAATGAGTTGGAAAGCCACCCGCTGCTGGCGCTGCTGGCGCGGCCCAACGCCCGCGAGGACGGTGTCGGCCTGTTCGAGCGCTGGTATGGCTTCCTGCAAAGCGCGGGCAATGCCTACCTGGAATCGGTGTCGCTGGACGACACGCCGCGCGAACTGCACCTGCTGCGGCCCGATCGCGTCACGGTGGTGCCGGGCGCGCGCGGCTGGCCCGCCGCCTATGACTATACCGTGGATGGCCGCGCCAACCGGATTGCGCGCGAAAGCGTGCTGCATGTGGCGCTGTTCCATCCGCTGGACGATTATTACGGCCTTTCGCCGCTGGCCGTCGCCGCCACCGCCATCGAGGTGCACAATGCCGGCGCGGCCTGGGCCAAGGGCCTGCTGGACAACGCCGCCCGCCCGTCGGGCGCACTTATCTATAAAGGCCCGGATGGCGCGCCCGGCCTGACCGACGAGCAGTTCGGGCGGCTGAAGCGCGAACTGGAAGACAGCTACCAGGGGTCCTCCAATGCGGGCCGCCCCATGGTGCTGGAAGGCGGGCTGGACTGGAAGGCGATGTCTTATGCGCCGTCCGAAATGGATTTTGCCGGCACGCGGGCGCAGGCGGCGCGCGAGATCGCGTTGGCCTTCGGCGTGCCGCCCATGCTGCTGGGCCTGCCCGGCGACAACACCTATGCCAATTATGCCGAGGCCAACCTGAATTTCTGGCGCCAGGCGGTGCTGCCGCTGGTGGCCAGCACGGCGTCGGCGCTGACACGCTGGCTTTGCCCCCGCTTCGGGACAAATCTCAGGCTGGGGTTCGATGCCGACGCGGTTGCGGCGCTGGCCGAGGCGCGCGAAAGCCTGTGGAGCAAGCTGAACGGGGCGGATTTCCTCACCGTCAACGAGAAGCGGGCGGCGGCGGGATACAGTCCCGTTGAGGGTGGCGACGCGGTATAGGCCATGGCAGGATCGCGGCATGAACCCTGTTCCGACATTGGTGCCGGGCCGCGATTGCGGCGAGTGTACGGTTTGCTGCCGCATCCCCAACATAGACAAGCCGGAAGTGCAGAAGCCCTCCGGCCTGTTGTGCAGGAATTGCGTGGAGGGCGGCTGCGCCATTTACGAGACGCGCTATCCGGTCTGCCGCGAATTCCATTGTGCATGGCGGCAGATGGCGAACCTGGACGAAAGCTGGCGGCCCGATCGCTCGGGCGTGTATATCGAGTTCCAGTTACTGGATGCGGATACCGGCCTGGCGCTGATGCTGGTGGACGATCCCTGGAAAAGGGTGCGCCAGCCCGGCTTCATAGATTTCGTTGCCATTTGCGTCAGCCATAACGTGCCCATCTGGCTGGGCTTGCCGGGACCGGCCGGCAACCAGGGCGCGCAAAATCTGCTGAACATCCAGCCGATGCGTGAAGCCGCCGCGACATCGCGAGAGAGCGTGGGCGCCTTGCTGGAGGTGGCGCTGACGCGGCTGCAGGCCTATGCCTTCCAGCCCTATGTCATGACCAACAGCGGCAATGACGTGGGCCTGCGCGACGATGGTTGAAGCCCGGAGCTGCGGTGACTGCACGGTCTGTTGCATCGTGCCCGGTATCGACACGCCGCAGATCCAGAAGATCACCGGCGCGGCCTGCCGCAATTGTGTGGAAGGCGGTTGCGCCATCTATGAGGCGCGGCCACGCGCCTGCCGCGAATTCTTCTGCGCCTGGATCGAAGGCGCGATGGGTGAAGGCTGGCGGCCCGATCAATGTGGCGTGCTGAGCCAGCCCGTGACGCTGGACGGGCGCCAGGGGATGAGCCTGATGCTGATCGCCGATGCCGTGAAGACGGTGCGGCAGGCCTGGTTCGTGGATTATGTGCAGGCCGGCGTGCAGGGCGGCGTGCCGCTGGTGCTGGCGCTGCCGGGGCCGCATGGCACGCGCTCGGCCAAGCTTTTGCTGAACACGCCGCAAATGGCGCGGGCGGCGGCGGGCACGGCGGAGCAGGTGCGCCAGCAATTGCGCCAGGCGGTGAAGACGCTGGCGGCCTCGGCTTTCGCGCCGTTGCCGCTGTTGAATACAGGCAATGATGTGAGCAAGTAATTTTGGTCGCGGTTCCGGACGGAAAACCGCTACACACTTTTCCTGGAACCGCTCCAATGACTATTGCCGATTTTGTCCGGCCCTTGCCGGAAAAGAAGCTTCCAGCCGCCCTTGTGGCGGCTTTTTTGTTGCAGACGGCCGGGGCGCTGTTCTGGGCGGGCAGCGCCGCCGAGCGCATCGCCACCCTGGAGCGCACCGTCGCTGCCGACCGCGCCGCCGTGGCGCAGGTGGCGGTGGTGGCCGAACAGGTGCGCGCCATCAAGGACAGCGTCGAGCGCATCGAGCGCAAGATCGAGCCGCAGTAGGACATCATGACAGTTCAGATTGCATACGCGCGGCGGCCGCTGGCGCGCAGGAATACCATTGCCGGTTTGACGGCGCTGGGGCCCGACCAGTTCGAAGGCTATGCCTCGCTGTTCGGCGTTGCCGATGGCGCGGGCGACCGTGTTGCGCCGGGTGCTTTCGCCGCCAGCTTGCGGCGGCGCGGGGCTGCCGAGGTCCGCATGCTCTACCAGCATTTCAGCCACGCCCCCATTGGGGTGTGGGAGGAAATCGCCGAGGACGCGCGTGGCCTGTATGTGCGCGGGCGGCTTTCCAGCGCGGTGGAACAGGCGCGCGATGTGCGCGCCCTGCTGGCCGATGGCGCGCTGAACGGCCTGTCCATCGGCTTTCGCACCGTGCGGGCGAAACGCGAGGCGCGAGGCCGTCTGCTGCAGGAAGTGGACTTGTGGGAGGTCTCGATCGTGACCTTCCCGCTGCTGGCCGGCTCGACGGTCACCGCCATCGGCGCGCGGACCGACCTGGCGCGTATTTTCCGCGAAGCCGCCGCGACGCTGCGGGCGGCGGAATAATTTTTCAACCAAAGGAGACGTGACATGGAACTGGAATCCAAGGCTTTCGGCATGGAGCCGCAGGGCCTGCCCCAAAACCTCGAAGTGAAGAAGGCGTTCGAGGATTTCCTCAGCAACTTCGAGGCCTTCAAGCAGAACAATGACGAACGCCTGAAGGGCCTGGAGAAGCGCTCCGGCGACGTGGTGCTGGACGAGAAGGTGGACCGCATCAACAGGGTGCTGGAAAACCAGCAGCGCCACATCGACACCATGCTGCTGGATGCGGCGCGCCCGGCGCTGGGCGGCGAGCGCAAATCGTTCGATCCGCGTGCCATCGAGAAGAAGCAGGCTTTCGACCGCTATGTGCGCAATGGCGATGCCGGCGGCTTCCATGCGCTGGAAGTCAAGGCGATGAGCGAAGGCACGGCTGCGGCCGGCGGCTATACCGTGCCGCTGGAGATCGAGCGCACCATTGACCGGGTGCTGGCCAAGGCTTCGCCCATCCGCGCCATCGCGTCGGTGCGGCAGATCGGCGGCGGCACCTATCGCAAGCCCATCGTCACCTCGGGTGCGGCGGCGGGATGGACCGGCGAGACCGACGCCATCAGCACGCCGACGACCACGCCGACGCTGGCGGCGCTCGATTTCCCCGCCATGGAGCTTTACGCCATGCCCGCCGCCACCCAGATGCTTCTGGATGACAGCCAGGTGGATATCGAGCAGTGGCTGGCCGATGAGGTGCAGACCGTCTTCGCCGAGCAGGAGGGTGCGGCCTTTGTCAGCGGCACCGGCAGCGGCCAGCCCAAGGGCTTCCTGGCCTACACCAAGGTTGCGGATGGCAGCTATGCCTGGGGCAGCGTAGGCTATATCGCCAGCGGCGCCGATGGTGCCTTCCTGGATGACGAGGATGCGCCGGCCGACAGGCTGCTCGATCTCGCCTATGCGCCGCGCCAGGCCTATCGCGCCAATGGCCGCTGGGTGATGAACCGCAAGACCGAAAGCGCCATCCGCAAGTTCAAGGATGCCAGCGGCAATTACATCTGGCAGCCCGGCGCGAGTGCGGGCGAGGCGGCGTCGATCTTCGGCTATCCGGTGACGGAAGTGGAGGACATGCCCGACATCGCTTCCAACAGCTATGCGATTGCCTTTGGCGATTTCGCCCGCGGTTACCTGGTGGTGGACCGCATCGGCGTGCGGGTGCTGCGCGACCCCTACAGCGCCAAGCCCTATGTGCTGTTCTACACCACCAAGCGCGTTGGTGGCGGCATCCAGAACTTCGAGGCGATCAAGCTCATGAAGTTTGCCGCGTCCTGAAAAGACAGCGGCAATCCTGGCCCTCGCGATGCTCCCCCCTTCATCGCGAGGGCCTTCCTTTTTTGAAAGGCTTCCATGTCCCTGCAACTGAACACACCACCCGCCACCGAACCGGTGACGCTGGCGCAGGCCAAGGCCTGGCTGCGCGTCGAAAGCGGCCATGACGAGGATGCGCTGATTGCGGCGCTGATCCCGGCGGCGCGGGCACGGGCCGAATGGCATACGGGCCGCGCCTTCATCACCCAAGGCTGGACGCTGTGGCTGGATGCCAGTCCTGGCTGCATCGAGGTGCCGCTGGCGCCGTTGCAAAGCGTGGAGTCCGTCACGCTGCATGGCGCGGATGGCACGGCGGCGGTGCTGGATGAAGATGTGTATGCCGCTTCCGGCCAGTACCTGATGCTGGAAGTGCCGCCGCTGAATTTGCGCGCCCGTGACGGCATCGCCGTGGCGTTCACCGCCGGGTATGGCGACGCCGACGATGTGCCGGCCGCTATCGCGCAGGCGATCCTGCAGATCCTGGCCTCGCTTTACGAACATCGCGGCGGCGAACCTGCGCCCACGCCCGACGCGGCCCTGGCGCTGCTGGCGCCCTTTCGCAGTCTGAAACTCTGAGGAGATCACCATGACGGCCCAACGCGGCAAGGATTTGCTGCTCAAGATCGGCAATGCTGGCGATCCCGAGACCTTCACCAGCGTGGCGGGGCTTCGCGCCACCACGCTCGCCTTCAACAGCGGCACGGTGGACATCACCAATGCCGATTCTGCCGGAAGCTGGCGCGAGCTGATGGCCGATGGCGTCAAGAGCGCCAGCATCTCCGGTTCCGGCGTCTTCAAGGATGCGGCCTCGGATGCGGCGTTGCGTGCGGCCTTCTTCAGTGGGGCCGCGCCCAACTGGCAGATCGTGATCCCCAGCTTCGGCGTGGTGCAGGGGCCGTTCAAGATCACGTCTTTGCAATATGACGGGCCGCATGACGGTGAATTGAAGATGTCGTTGTCGCTGGCTTCGGCCGGCGCTTTGACCTTCGAGGTTGCGTGATGGTCAACCGGGCACGCGGAGAAGCGGCGCTGGAAGCGGGCGGGCGGCAGTATCGCCTGCTGCTCACTTTGGGCGCGCTGGCGGAAATCGAGGATGGCCTGGGGCTGGATGATCTTTCCCAGGTGGCAACGCGGCTGAAACAGACGCGCGCGGCCGACCTGGCCATCGTCGCGGCGGCGCTGCTGCGCGGCGGCGGCCATGACATGTGCCCGGTGGAGGTGCTGCGGCTGGGGTGCGACCTGGGCGCGCTGGTGCGCGGCGTGACCGAAGCGTTCGAACGTGCGGGTCTTGCCGCCGAAGCAGGGGAGGCGAAGGGCGATGGCCCTTTTCGTGGGGAAGCCTCATCGGCGCCGGTCTCGGCCTGATGCGGCTGGGGCCGCGTGATTTCTGGGCGCTGTCGCTGCCGGAATGGCGCGCGCTATGCGACGCACGCCTTCCCCGTGCCGCCGCAGCGATGACGCGGGGCGATCTCGACACGCTTCTTTCCCAACATCCGGATCAAACCCATGGCTGATTTTGACGATTCCCTGCGCGGCGCGGCGCAAAGCCTGTCCGACTTCGCGTCGGGACCGGTGGCCAATGCCGCCAGCAGCATCGAGCGGGCGGTGGACCGCAGCTTCGGCGCGGTGTCCGACACCATTGCGCGGGCGGCGGCGTCGGGGCGCGGCTCCATCAGCCAGCTCACCAGCGCCGTGCTGGCCGATTTCGAGCGCATTGCCGCCAGCCAGTTCATCGTCCGGCCGGTGAGCAACCTGGTGTCGTCGGTGATCGGCTCGCTGCTGCCCATTGCGGGCGCGCGCGCCGCGGGCGGGCCGGTGATGGGCGGCGAAAGCTATCTGGTGGGCGAGCGCGGGCCCGAACTGTTCACGCCCGCCGGCAATGGCGCGATCACGCCCAATGCCGCGATGGGGGCGTCACGGCCGCAGGTGGTGGTGAACATCCATGCGCAGGATGCACAGAGCTTTATGCGTTCAAAGAGTCAGGTGGCGGCGATGCTGGCGCGGGCGGTCAATCAGGGGCAGCGGAATTTATGACGTCGATTTAGCGACCGACATATTCGCAGTGCCGCCGCCCTATCAGCCAGAAAATGAATAAAAGCATGACCGCGCCCACCAGCTTCCACCACGGATTCAGATAGAGCGCGTCCCCACCAAAAAGAATTGCAAGCCAGATCAGGAAAGCCGCTCCTGTCATTGCCCAGCCCTTCCAATGGACCGTGTGGGTTCTATAGAGCGGAATTGGGCCGCCAATCCGAACAGCTCGAAACCAGATTTCGCGCTTAGGCCTATTCCCCATCATTGAAGTGTATCCCAGATGACCACGAATTTCCATGAGGTGAGCTTCCCGCTCGCCATCGCCTTCCATTCCACCGGCGGGCCTGCGCGGCGCACCGAGATCGTCACCCTCGGCTCCGGCCATGAGGAGCGCAACGCGGTGTGGGCGGCCTCAAAGCGGCGTTATGACGTGGGTTCCGGCCTGCGTTCGCTGGATGACCTGTCCGCGCTGGTGGCGTTCTTCGAGGCACGGCGCGGGCGGCTTTACGGTTTCCGCTTCAAGGATTTCGCCGACTGCAAATCCTGTGCGCCTGCCGCTACGCCTGCCGCCACCGACCAGGCGCTGGGCACAGGCGATGGTGAAACCACTCAATTTCTGTTGCAGAAAATCTATTCCGATCTGGGCGGCAGCTATGTCCGCAGCATCGTCAAGCCGGTGGCAGGCAGTATCGTGATCGCCGTGAATGGCGCGGTGCTGGCCGAAGGCTGGAGCGTGGACGACACCACCGGCCTTGTCAGTTTCGACACCGCGCCCGCCGATGGTGCCGTGCTGACAGCGGGTTTTCTGTTCGACACCCCCGTGCGCTTCGACACCGATATGCTGTCCATCAACCTGGCGAGTTTTGCAGCGGGCGAGATGGCGTCGATTCCCCTGACGGAGATATTGCTGTGAAGACGCTGCCCGATGGCATGCAGGCGCATCTGGACAGCGGCGCCACCACCTTGTGCTGGTGCTGGCAGTTGGCGCGCGGCGATGGCGTGGTGCTGGGTTTCACCGACCATGACCGGCCGCTGGCATTCGGCGATGTGACGTTCGAGGCCGTCAGCGGCTTCACCGCCAGCGAAGTGCAATCCTCGCTGGGGTTGAGCGTGGACAATCTGGAACTCGCGGGCGCGCTCTCCTCGGCGGCGATCCGCGAAGATGATCTCGCGGCGGGCCTCTACGACAATGCCGCCATCAGGCTCTGGCGCGTCAACTGGGCCGATGTGGCACAGCGCGTGCTGATGCGCGCCGGCACGCTTGGCGCGGTGACACGGGCGGGCGGCGCCTTCCACGCCGAACTGCGCGGCCTGGCGCAGCAATTGAACCAGCCGGTGGGCCGCGCCTTCGGGCGGTTGTGCGATGCCGATCTGGGCGATGCGCGCTGCGGCGTCGCCATCACGCCCGCCATGGGTGTTGTGCTGGCCGCAAGCGACGCCCGCCGCTTCACCGCCGATGGATTGACGGCCTTCGACGAAGAGGAATTCACCGGCGGCAAGCTGACTTTCACCAGCGGCGCCAATGCGGGCCGCGCCATGGAAGTGAAGCGGCATGGCAACAGCATCGCGCTGTGGCAGGCGATGAGCGCACCCATTGCGTCTGGCGACGGCTTCACCATCACGCCGGGCTGCGACAAGACCTATGCCACCTGCCGTGGCCGTTTTGGGAATGCGGTGAATTTCCGCGGCTTCCCGCACATGCCGGGCAATGACGCGGTCATCGGCGGGCCATCGCCGGCCCAGCCGATGGATGGCGGCAGCCGTCATGGCAACTGATCTCGTCACCTTGGCGCGCGGCTGGATCGGCACGCCCTATTGCCACCAGGCCAGCCTGAAGGGTGTGGGCTGCGATTGCCTTGGGCTGCTGCGCGGCCTCTGGCGCGAATGGCATGGCGATGAGCCTGAACAGACGCCGCCTTATGCCGCCGACTGGGCGGCAAGCGGCGCGGACCATCTGCGCGATGCCCTGGCGCGGCACCTGGCGCCGGTTGATCCGCGTGCGATGGCGCCCGGGGATGTTCTGCTGTTCCGCATGGGTCAACATGGCCCGGCGCGGCATTGCGGCATCCTGGCGGAACGGGATGGCGCTGCCACGCTGATTCATGCGCGCCAGAACCGGTCGGTGCGCGAGGAGGCCTTTTCTTCCTTTTGGCGCGGGCGGCTGGTGCATGCCTTCCGGCTGCCGGGGTGCCCGGTCGGCGTGGCGCCCTGCGGTAAGCTGGCGGGCCTGACACCAGGGTTCGGGGAGGCCTGTTCATCTTGAGAAGCGTGGAACAGGCGCTGTCAGCAGCTGCGCCGAGGCCGTGGTATCGTCGTTCACTGAAAGGGGGGCAGTGGCGCCGTAGCGCACCCAATCCCCCCTTAGCCCGTTGACGGCCAGTTTGCCTCGTGCATACGATATCTGGCTTTATTCTTCGGTCCTGAGAAGTCGAGTGTGGGTGACCGGCTCGCCGCCTCGGACGTGGAATTATGTAAAATTCACCGTGTGTTAAGGGTATTCGTGGGAACCTTCGACCACTCGCGCGCATTATCAATGCCCTTGAACGCACCCCGTCTTAGGTCTACACGCCACCACCTTCGTACACCCTAGGTGCCTTGAAATGGACGACTATCTCGACCGGGTGACCGCCGCCGCCGCCGCTGCCAATGGCAAGGACGTGCTGCACAACCGTACCTCCGCTCACGCTGCCGTCATAATCACCGCCCTGTTCCGAAAGGCGACCGCCTCTATCCAGGTTGTCTGCGAGGACTTGAATGACTCTGTCTATGGCAACCCAGGCGTCATTGCCGCCGCCTTGGGCTATCTGAATGATCATCCAGCCGGAACGCTGGAAATTCTCGTAGAAAATGCAGTTCTCGTGGAGAAGAACGCTTTCCTGAGGCGGCTTCGAGCCGAAAACTTGCTTCATCGCGTTGTTATGCGAATTGTGCCAGAGAAATTTCGGGATACATACAAGTATAACTTCATGCTTGCTGACCACATTCACTACCGGTACGAGCCGGATCGCGTGAGGTGTGAGGCCGTTGCTCTTTTTGGCAACGCGGAAGACGGCGAATTTCTGAAAGCCGCTTTCGAATCATTCAAAGCAGTGTCTCCTGAAGTAGCCCTGGCGTAGTTTCGCGTACCCCTCCATTTATTAAATTGAGCGGAAGCGGTGATGGCCGAAGGTTTGTTGCACCTTGGGGCTATGGCAGTCTTGACGGGTATTGTTTACCTCAACCTCGACAAAGCTAGCCCTAAGCCAGAAGACGTCGCCACAACCGTGGAGACGCTGCGCGAGCGCGTACGAATTTGGTCCAAAGAATACGATCCTGAATATTCCTATAAGCCGGACAACGGCAAAAAAATGCGGCCTAGCCGTAGCTACGATTCCGGCACGGGATACTTCCTCTTGTCGTTCGCCAAAAATCCAGCCTGCAAGCATTTTCCTCGCTATCAGCGTTGGGCCTTCGGATCGTTTAATTTCTTTTGCCACCCCGCGTCCTCGATGATCGGTGACGGCTATCACGCCATTCTCATCGGACTTCTCACCGCTCTCTCCGCGATTTGTTTTTTCTGCCAAATCGGCGGCCACATCTTTGAAATTCATTATTACCTGATTGATGATCAGGCGCTTTTCATTATCTACACCGTAACGGTCATTCTAACGCTATGCTTCGCGCGACTATCGAGGCGAATTAGTAGCCTTGAGGCTCATCTCGAGATTAAAATGAGCGACCTCACTCGTGAAAAGAAACACGAGGACGAAAAGGTGCGCGGTGGAATGCGCGATGACGCATCGGCATCTTCTACGAGTATTACGCCCTAGCCGGGCTAAGAAGATTTGGCGTGACGCCCTGACCAACGCCGCCTTGGCGGCCTGATGGCGGCAGCAATGCCGCCTTTTTTCATTTCGAGACACAGATGGCATCCCTTCTTCTTGGCGTCGCGGGCAGCGCGCTTGGCGGCGCGTGGGCGGGCGGCGGCACGCTGCTGGGCCTTACCGGGGCGCAGATCGGCGGCGCGCTGGGGGCGCTGGCAGGTTCGCAGGTGGATGCCGCGCTGTCCGGTGGTTCCACCACGCGCGAAGGGCCGCGCTTCACCGACCTGACGCTGCAGGCATCGCAGGAAGGCGCGCCCATGCCGCGCGTCTTTGGCCGCATGCGCGTGGCAGGGCAGGTGATCTGGGCCAGCCGCTTGCGCGAAACCGTCAGCACCCAGACCCAGGGCGGCAAGGGCGGTTTGCCGTCCGGCGTCACCCAGACCAGCCATGCCTATTCCATCTCCTTTGCCGTGGGCTTGTGCGAGGGCGTGTGCGCCCGCATTGGCCGGGTCTGGGCCAATGGCACGCTGCTGGACCTGTCGCGCTTCCAGTGGCGCTTTCATGCCGGGGATGAAGGGCAGGAACCCGACCCCGTCATCGTCGAGATCGAGGGCGAGGCACCGGCCTATCGCGGCCTTTGTTACATCGTGTTCGAGGACTTGGCCCTGGCCGAGTTCGGCAACCGCATTCCGCAATTGCAGTTCGAGGTTTTCCGGCCGCTGGCGGGCGAAGACGATCTGGAAAGCCGCCTGACCGCCGTGGCGCTGATCCCCGGCGCGGGCGAGTTCGTCTATGCCACCGCGCCGGTCACGGCCGATGACGGCTTTGGCCGCACCGTGCCGCAGAACATGCATGGCGTCACCGGCACGGCCGACGTGATCGCATCGCTGGACGAATTGCAGGCCATCGCGCCCAACCTGCAATCGGTCTCGCTGGTGGTGGGCTGGTTCGGCGATGATCTGCGCGCGGGCCATTGCGCCATCCAGCCCGGTGTTGAGGCCGCCGCCAAGGATACCTATCCCGAAAGCTGGCGCGTGAACGGAATCGTGCGCGCGGACGCCTATGTCGTCAGCCAGGTCGCGGGCCGCCCCGCCTATGGCGGCACGCCGTCGGATGCGTCGGTGATCGCGGCGATCACGGAACTGAAGGCGCGTGGCCTGCGCGTGGTCTTCTATCCGTTCCTCTTCCTGGATTGCGAAGACTATCCCTGGCGCGGCCGCATCATGCCCGTTGCTGCCGACCAGACGGCCGGCGTGGAGGATGAGGTGGATGATTTCTTTCACGGCGAATGGGGCTGGCGGCGCATGGTGCTGCATTATGCCCAGCTCTGCGCCGATGCCGGCGGCGTGGATGATTTCCTGATCGGCTCGGAACTGCGTGGGCTGACGCAGGCGCGGTCGGATGCCGCGATCTATCCGGCCGTGGCGGCACTCAGGGCGCTGGCGGCGGATGTACGCGCCATCGTCGGCGGCGGCACGCGTATCAGCTATGCCGCCGACTGGAGCGAATACAGCAACCACCAGACCGGCGACGGCGCGCTGCGGTTCAACCTCGATCCGCTCTGGGCCGATGCCAATATCGATTTCATCGGCATCGACAATTACCTGCCGCTGTCCGACTGGCGCGATGGAGTCGCGCATCTGGATGCGCAGGACCATGCCTCGCCTTATGATGCGCAATACCTGGCGGCCAATATAGGCGGTGGCGAGTATTACGACTGGTACTATGCCGATGATGCCCCGCGCCTGGCGCAGACCCGCACCGCGATCACCGATGGGTTGGGCAAGCCCTGGGTCTGGCGCGCCAAGGATCTGTGGAACTGGTGGAGCCAGCCGCATCACGATCGCCCCGATGGCAGCGAAAGCCCCACGCCGACCGATTATGTGCCGATGGCCAAGCCCATCGTCTTCACCGAGCTGGGCTGCCCGGCGGTGGACAAGGGCGCCAACCAGCCCAATGTCTTTTTCGATCCCAAATCGGCGGAAAGCGCGCTGCCCTATTTCTCCGGCGGCCATCGCGATGACCTGATCCAGCGCCGCTTCCTGGAAGCACATTTCACCTACTGGGCCGATGCCGCCAACAATCCGGTCTCGCCGCTGTATGGCGCGCCGATGCTGGAAGCGGCGAGCAGCCAAGTCTGGTGCTGGGATGCGCGGCCCTTTCCCTTCTTTCCGGCGCTGGCCGATGTCTGGGGTGATGCGCCGAACTACCAGCGCGGCCACTGGCTGAACGGGCGGCTGGGCGCGGCGCCGCTGGCGGCGCTGGTGGCGCAGCTTTGCGAAGCGGCCGGCTTCACGGCTTATGACGTTTCCGGGCTGGAAGGCCTGGTCACCGGCTATGCCGTCACCGGCATCATCAGTCCGCGTGACGCCATTGCGCCGCTGATGCTGGCGCATGGCTTCGACGCGGTGGAGAGCCAAGGCGTGCTGCGCTTCGTGATGCGCGGGCGCGGCGAAGTCTTGTCCTGCACGGCGGATGGGCTGGTGCTGCCCGAAGAAGGCGCGGCCCATGCCTTCCAGCGGGCGCAGGAATGCGACCTGCCGCAGGCCTCGCGTGTCACTTACATTGACGGCGATGGCGATTATGCTTCGGGCACCACCGAAGCGCGCCGCCTGGTCGGTGGTTCGGCGCGCATCGCCACGTCCGGCCTGCCGCTGGTGCTGGACCAGGCGCAAGCGTCTGCCATCGGGACGCGTCTGCTGCAGGATGCCTGGGTGATGCGGGAGACGGCGGCCTTCGCCCTGCCGCCATCGCGACTGGCGCTGGATCCCGCCGATGAAGTTCTGCTGACGACGGGCGGACGGATGCGCCGCCTGCGTGTCACGTCCATCGCCGATGCCGGAGCGCGGGCGATCGAAGCCGTGGCCACCGATCCCTCCTTATATATGCAGACGCCGGGACCGCTGGGCCTGCCGGGGTTGCGCCAGAGCCTGGCGCAGCCCGGCCGGGTTCGCCTGATCTTCCTCGACCTGCCCTGGCTGTGGGCGGGCCAGAACACCGCCGCGCCCCTTGTTGCGGCTTTCGCCGATCCCTGGCCGGGAACGGTGGCGGTGATGCGCAGCGCCACCGATGGCAATTACGCGCTGGAGGCGACTCTGGCGCGGCCCTGCGATCTTGGCGTGACGTTGGAAGATTTCTGGTCCGGTCCGGCCGGGCACTGGGATCGGATCAACCGCCTGAAAGTGCGGATGACGCATGGCGCGCTGGTGTCGGCGACGGAACGCGCCGTGTTCGGCGGCGCCAATGCGCTGGCCGTGCAGAACGCGGATGGCGGCTGGGAAGTGCTGCAATTCGTGAATGCGGAACTGACCGGCCCCGGCGAATATACGCTGACGCAATTGCGGCGCGGGCGGCGCGGCAGCGAGCAGCAGATGCGCAGCCCCGTCGAGGCGGGCGCGTGCGTGGTGGTGCTGAACGATGCGCTGGCGCAATTGTCGCTGACCCGGGCCGAGGCGCGGCTGCCCTTCTTCTATCGCTGGGGACCGGCATCAAAGCCGCTGGCGGATTCCGCCTGGCAAGGCGCGCAACGGGCCTTCGACGCGGTGGCATTGACGCCGCTGGCGCCGGTGCGGCTGCGCCATGCCTGGGACGGCAGCGACCTTGTCATTTCCTGGCTGCGGCGCGATCGCGATCCCGCCAGTGCGCGCCTGACGCATGTCATGACGCCGATGAGCGAGGCGGTGGAACAGTATGAACTCGAAATCCTCGACGCCGGCGGTGCGGTGAAGCGGGTTTTCCGCGCCGTGGCCCAGCACAGCCAGCGCTACAGCGCGGCGCAGCAGGCGGCGGATTTTCCGTCCGGCCTGCCCAATCCGCTCACCGTGCAGGTCTGCCAGCTTTCGTCCGTCACCGGACGCGGGCACATGAAAAGGGAAACACTTTATGTCCACTGATGAAACGCCGCGCCTGGGCTTGCCGGACATGCCGGATACGCCGGAGCTTTATCCGGATATCGTCGCCGATGCCTTTGCGCGGCTGGATGCCTTCACCGACCTTTATCTCAAGGGCCAATTCGTCAACACCCCGCCGGCTTTGCCGGCCGATGGCGATGCGTACCTGACCGGCGGCAGCCCGACCGGCGCCTGGAGCGGGGCCGCCTACAAGATCGCCACATGCCGCGACGGCGCATGGACGTTGCTGGCGCCCTTCAATGGCCTGCGCGCGTATGTGGCCTCCACGGGCGGCTTCATCGTTTATGAGAATAGCGTCTGGACCGACTGGAATTCCCTGGTCGGCGGCAGCGAAGGCAGCGTCGCCTCCGCCGCCACCTGCGATATCGGCGCTGCGGGATCGCTGCTGCTGCAGGTCACCGGCACCACCACCATCACCAGTTTCGGCACTGCCGCCAACAAGCTGCGCTTCCTGCGCTTCGCCGGCGCGCTGACCCTGACGCACAACGCCACCAGCCTGATCCTGCCCGGCGCGGCGAACATCGCCACGGCGGCGGGCGACATGGCCATCTTCGCCTCTGATGGCAGCGGCAACTGGCGCTGCCGCCAGTATAGCCGGGCCAGCGGCCAGCCGGTGGCGACGGCGCTTTCCGTCGCATCCCTCACCACCAGCGGCAACGCCAGCATTGGCGGCGCCATGACCGGCGCGGCGGCGACATTCTCGGGCGCATTGGCCGGACAGTCCGTCCAGGCAACGGCCGGCAATGTGAAAATGGCGAGCGGCTATTCCCTCGAATGGAACGGCGGCACCGAATATATCAACCAGCAAGCCGGTCATTACCTGGATGTTGGCGTCAACAGTTTACAGATCGCCCGCTTTTACGGAACCAGTGTCGTCGTGGGAACAACGGCCGGCGGCGGCTGGACGGCTGCGGCCAAAATGGAAGTGGCGGGCGCCAATGACGTATTCTCGGTCTTCAGCACCAGCACCGGGGTTGCCAAGACCGCATTGCTGATCCGCGCCGATTATGGCGGCAGCAACCTGGTCTCCTTCTGCTACAGCGATGGTCTCAGCAAGGGCTCCGTTACCTATACCGGCGGCGGCACCGGCGTTGCCTACAACACCAGCTCCGACATGCGCCTGAAGATCGTGCTGGAACAGCAGCGCGACTGGCAGGGTGCCATCCGCGCGCTATGGATCGGCGAGTTCGACAAATATGCCGATTTCGGCAAGGCCGGTGTTGCCTGCCGCGATTTTGGCGTGCTGGCGCAGCAGGCCCACCAGGTTCTGGGCGGCCTGGGCGTCACCGTTCCGGCCGACGAGAACCAGGCCTGGATGGCATCGGCCGAGCCGTTTGCCTTCCTGTCGCTGTGGGGCGTGAAGGACCTGTACGCGATGCTGGACGCGCTGGCCGCGCGGGTTGCGATGCTGGAGGCGGCGCATGCTGGTTCGTGAGTGGCGGCGCGCCTGGCGCTGGTTCTCGGTGCAGGCGATGGCGCTGACCCTGGCGCTGCAGGGCGCCTGGGCGGCCATGCCTGACGACTTGAAGGCGCATATTCCCGCAGCGCTGGTGACGGCGACGTCGGTGGCGCTGCTGCTGCTGGGAATTGCCGGGCGACTGGTGCGGCAGAGATGAGCGCGCTTCTTTCATTCCTGGGCGGGCGTATCGCGGCACCGTTCGCGGGTGCCGTGGCGCTGCTGTTTGCGGTCGCCTTTCTTTGGCAAAGCGCGCGCATCAATGGCGTGCCGCTGCTGGGCGGCGGCTTCAAGGTGCGCATCGCCGCGCTGGAGCGCCAACGCGATCTCCATGCGCTGGCCGATGCACGCGCCGAAGCGGCGCTGCTGAGGGCGCAGGCCGGGCTGGTGGCGCGCGGCGAAAACCAGGCGCGGGCGCATCTCGCTATGCAGCGCGCGGCCGATGCGCAGATAAAAACCGTGGTGAAGGAGGTTCCCGTCTATGTCAGCGCGAGCAGCGATGCGAAATGTATTCTGCCTTGGGGTGCTGTGCGGCTGCTCGACGCCGCCGCCAGCGGCGCCGATCCCGCCGGTCTTCGTGACCGTATCGCCCCCGGCCAGCCTGATGACGCCGCCTCGTCCATTGCGCTGTCTGATGCTGTCGCCCTGCTCGCCGGCAATCTCGGCGCCGCCCGCCAGAATGCCGGACAGCTAGAGCATCTGCAGCGCGCGGTCGCGCCGCCCGAATAA